CGGCGACTGGACACAGCTGGTATACGCCATCCGTCAGGACATGACCTTTAAGATCTTCACCGAGGGTGTCATTCAGGACCCGAGCACGAAGGCAATCACCTACAACCTCATGCAGAACGATATGGTCGCTCTCCGTGCGGTCATGCGTCTCGGTTGGGAAATCGCGAACCCGGTCAACGCTTACAATGTTGACATCCCCAACCCGTTCCCATTCTCGGTTTATGGCAAGGCAGGCACGGTATCTACGGTGACTGTATCCCCGGCTACTGCAACCGTGAAAAAGGGATCGAGCAAGGCGTTCTCCGCTTCCGTCGCAGGTGAAGGCATTGTGAGCGGCGATGTCGAGTGGAGCCAGAACGGCGCGAAGTCCTCTATCACGGAAGGCGGTGTGCTGACAGTCGCTTCCAACGAGACGTCCACGAGCATTACCGTTACCGCGAAATCCAAGCAGGACAGCACGAAGACCGGAACGGCAACTGTGACGGTAGGTTCGTAATAGAAAGGAGCTGACGCGATGATCTACGCAGATTATGAGTATTACTGTGATGTTTACAGGGGAACGGTAGACGCTGACAGCTTTTGCAGATTGGCGACACGCGCCAGCTCCTTCCTCGACTATTACACGCAAAACCGTGCGAAGGACTACGCAGAACTGGACGCGGTGAAAATGTGCTGCTGCTCTCTTGTTGATCAGTACATGCTGATTGACACGGCGCAGGAGCTTGCCAGAAAGAATGTATCCGCCGGGCTTGCATCTGAAGAAGGAGAATTGCAGAGCGAGACTGTAGGCGGATACTCTAGGACGCTCCGAAGCGGAGGGGATTCATCCGTCGCGGCTTTGAAGGCTGCATCCGAAGCAAAGGCTTATCTTGCAAGCATCGTCCGTGAGTATCTGGCACACACAGGACTTCTTTACAGAGGGGGGTGTTTCCCATGTACGCACCCCACATCGTAACCATTTACAACGTCACACAGGAAACAGACCAGGAGACCTTCCACGACACGCAGAAAAGCTATATCACAGTGATTCGCGGTGTGATGCTGCAAGCGTCTAAGGCCGTCAACGTCCGCGAGAGCGGGCTTGAGGGAGCGGATGCAGTAAATCTCTACGTTCCGTTTGCTTCTCTGGCTGTGGACGGCGTGACGGGTCAAGAGAAGCGATACGTCGGACCGCAGGAGTTCTGGCGTGCAACCGATAAAAGCAAAATCTGGACGCTATCCACGGACGGAAACGGCGGCACGACCTTCTTTGTGAAAGGTGAAGTAGTCGAGCCGGACAAGACGGAAGAACAGATTGAGATGCTTTATGACGATGTGTACAAAGTGACAAAGGTGGACATGAAGGACTTCGGCAGTCCTTCTATGCAGCACTGGCAGGTCGGAGGCACGTGATGCTGAAATTCAGTGTGAAAACCGACGGCTTTGACGAGCTTCAGGAGGTTATAGCACGGGCTTGTACAAAAGCCGAACACATTGTTGCTGTGCAAATGAAAAAGGACACAAGCCCGTATGTGCCGTTCCTGACGGGCTCTCTTGACCAGAGAACACTTGTGGACGGCAATGCGATCATCTATCCGGGACCGTATGCAAGATTTCTGTATTACGGAAAAGTCATGGTTGACCCGGAGACCGGAAGCACATACGCGCCCAAAGGTGGGACGAAGGTGCTGACCGATAAAAACCTTGTGTTTAACACGTCTGGGCATTCGCAGGCACAATCACATTGGTTCGAAGCGTCCAAGGCTGAAAACCTAGACAAATGGATTCGAGTCGCAGACAAGGCGGTGAAAAATGGACTCTGAGAAGCAAAAGAAACTGGTATCCGCAGAGGAAGAGCAGGACATATCGCGGAAGATGATGGTATGGGCGAATTCCTTTTCAGATGACGATATGCCGGCTGCGACGATCAACTACGAATTCCTCGCCGCTGATTCTGCGAGCATGGCGCTGTCCACAATTCAGGGCACATATATCACGCGGAAATATATCATCGGCGGGCACGAGGCAGAATACCAGTTCAAAATTATCGCCCGCATCTTCCCGGGCAGCAGCAACGACAAGCGCCTGAAAGCCGACGCGGTTTTGAACCGCTTCGGGGATTGGGCAATGCAGAATTATCCGTCTTTGGGTGACGGCATCCGCGTCCGGCGTATGGACGTATCCAGCCGCGCGGCGATGTTCGCCCGATACAATGATGGAACAGAAGACCACCAAATTTTAATGAAGATGACTTACGAGGTGATATAAATGGCAGAAACTACTTTTAACACCACGAGCGGCCAGCCGGTAGACAGAGAATTACTCATCGCGTACCTGAACACGGGGTCCGAGACTGCGCCGGTTTGGTCGCCTTTTGGCACTCGAGTCACGGATTCGAGCATGGAATACGACTGGCAGGAGGATTCCAGCAAGGATATCCTCGGCACGACCAGAACCACAATGAAGAAGCCGATCATTACGCAGAGCTTTGAGCCGTGCGAACTCGACGCGGGCGACGCTGCGCTTACGAAGATCTGGAACCTTGCGGTCAAAGATCAGGACGCCGCAGCTCTTGCGAACCAGGATGTGCTTATCGTCCACCATTACGCGGGAACGGCCAAGACAGCGGCGTTCGCCGAACGGTACGATGCGACGATGGTCAAGCCCTCGAGTCTCGGCGGCGAAGGCGGCGGCTATGTCGGCATGCCTATCGACGTCACGCTTGGCGGCAACAGAACCACGGGCACGGCGGCGGTCGGCGCTGGCGGAACGGTAACATTTACAGCGGATTCGGAATAAGGGGGAGCAATAGATGGCAGAAATCAGATTTGACACCGGCATAGTGGCGTTTAACATCAACGACGCTGTGACGATTGAATTCAACCCTACGGACAGCGAAGTTGTAGAGAAAATCTACAACACGTTTGAAGAACTGGACAAAAAGCAGGATGCGTACAAGGCAGAAGTTGAGCGCTGCGCAGACAAAAAGGAAATTTTTGAGATTGCGCGCCGTAGAGACCAAGAAATGCGCGACATGCTGGATGGACTCTTCGGGAAGCCGATCTGCGCGCCCCTGTTTGGCACGATGAACGTCTATGCAATGGCCGACGGTCTTCCTGTCTGGTGCAATCTGATGCTTGCCGTCATTGATCAGATCGATACGACGTTCTCCCGCCAGAAGAAACTTACTGACCCGAGAATCAAGAAGTATACGGAGCGATGGAAAAAGTAATCTGGTCGCTGCCGACCTCGGTTGATGTAAACGGAACAGAATACGGAATTCGGTCGGACTATAGAGCGGTGTTGGATATCCTCACCGCTCTTACCGATAACGAGTTGGATGACCATCTCAAGGCCGAGGCGGCACTAGAGATTTTTTATCCCGGTTTCGACGAAATGCCTCCAGGAGACTATCAGGAGGCCCTAAATCAATGCTTCCGGTTTATTGACCGGGGGCAAGATCGGAAAGAGAAGAAACACGAACCTGCATTGATGTCGTGGGAACAGGATTTTGACATCATTATTGCTCCGATCAACCGGATTGCCGGGTGTGAGGTGCGGGCGCTGGAATATCTACACTGGTACTCGTTTCTGAGCTTCTATCAGGAGATCGGTGACTGTCTCTTTGCTCAAGTCGTCCGCATACGCGATAAAAAAGCGCACGGGAAGTCTCTGGATAAACAGGACAGGGAATTCTACCGGAAAAACAGGGATATTATCGATCTGAAAACGACGTATACAGAGTCCGAAAAGGACGTTCTAGCCGCATGGGGCATTTCAAAATAAGGTGGTGAGAAAATGGCAGATGGAAGAATCGTTGTTCAAGCGGAGGTCGACGCAAAAAACGCGCAGAAGGAGCTTGATAAACTGACGGCGAAAATCGACAAAATGGAAGCCGAGCTGAAAAAAAGCACCGGAGAGCAGAGTGGCTTGAAATCTCAGCTTGACGCAGCGAAAGAATCTGCAAAACAGGCAGAAAATGCGCTGAAATCGTTGCGGGCTGAATCCGCGCGGCTTCGGCAGATCACGTCCGGTGAGGTGTCTGCGTCTCCGGAGGCTTATATCACAGCATACGGACGGCAGACGGAAGTCGCGGCACAAATCAAAGAGCAGGAAGCAATCTTAAAAGAACAGGACAAGATCGTTGAGAGTTTGGACGGGAAATATGCAAAAATCACGGACAAAGTGATCGCGCAGACTTCTGCTTTGGACGCTGCGAAGCAAAAAGCCGGAGAACTCACGGAGCAAATCACAAACGCAAGCGGCGCGACAGAGCGAATGGAGACCGCCGCGAAGAAGGTTTCCGACAGCATGAACACGTTCAGTAAGCGTGTTTCCGGGCTTTTTAAGCGCGTTCTTGTTTTCAGCCTGATTACTCGGGCACTGCAAAGTTTACGGACTTGGCTCGGGAAAACAATCATGAAAAATGAGGAGGCACGGGCTGCGGTCGCAAGACTGAAAGGCGCGTTGCTGACGCTGGCGCAACCGATTCTTCAAGTCGTAATTCCGGCGTTTATAACGCTCGCTAACGTACTGACTCGCATTATAACATTGCTGGCTAGGATCGTGTCTAAGATTTTTGGAACGACTTACGAAAAGTCGGCAGCGGCTGCAAAGTCTCTATATGACGAGCAAGAGGCGTTAGAAGGCGTCGGGAGCGCGGCGAAAAAAGCTGGGAAGTCGATGGCAAGCTTTGACGAAATCAATCAGCTGTCGAGCAATTCGGACGAAAGCGCGGGCGGCATCGGAGGTGCTGGCGCGTCTGGTGAGATTGCACCGAATTTCGCATCTAAAATCAAAGACCAGATCACCGCGATTACGGAACTGTTTCTTGGTGCAGGGCTTTTGGCGCTTGGTGCAATCTTGACATTCTCCGGCTCGAACATTCCGCTCGGGCTTGCGTTGATGGCAATTGGAGCGTTGGCAATCTACGATGCTGTGACGGAAAATTGGGGCGGAATCGCTGAACTGTTGCAAGGGCAGATCGGTAAAATCACAGCCATTGTGAGCGCGGCGCTTTTGGCACTTGGCGCCATTTTGCTATTCAGCGGTGCAAACGTTCCTCTCGGTTTAGGACTGATTATCGCGGGCGCTATTGGGCTTGCAGCTGTAGCAGCCGCTAATTGGGAAGGACCAGTCGCAGAACTTAAGGCGGTTATCACGGAACTGACGCTAATCGTAAGCGGTGCACTGCTGGTAATTGGCGCAATTTTGACATTTACCGGGGCAAATGTGCCTCTTGGCATAGGGCTTATGATAGCGGGCGTAGCTGGGCTTGCCGCAGCCGCTGCGATCAACTGGGGCGCTGTTAAAAAGTTTGTTCAGGAAAATGTTTACGAAATCATGGCAGTTGTGAGTGCGGCGCTGCTCGTCATTGGCGCGATTCTCACGTTTTCCGGTGCAAATTTACCGCTTGGCATCGCACTAATGGCGGCGGGTGCTGTTGGACTTGCAGCTGTTGTAGCAATTAACTGGGGCAGCATTAAACAGGCATTGCAAGGACCAATAGGAGTTGTAACAGCGCTTGTAAGCGCGGCATTGCTTGCATTGGGCGCTGTGTTAGCGTTTTCCGGCGCAAATATTCCACTCGGTATTGCTCTAATGGCAGCGGGGGCAGTTGGATTGAGGGCAGCAATCACGGCAAACTGGGACACGATTCAAAGCAAACTGCGCGGTCCGCTCGGCGTAATAACTGCTTTACTTGGCGTATCTTTGCTTGTGCTTGGCGCGGTTCTCCTGTTTACAGGTGCCGGAATTCCTCTTGGTCTTGGGTTGCTGGCGGCAGGCGGTGCAAGTCTTGCAGCGGCGATTGCCCCAAATTGGAATTTCATTATAGACAAAATCAAATCCTGTTGGGCAGCGGTAAAAAGCTTCTGGGATAAAAACATTGCGCCCGTGTTTACGTCGGAATGGTGGGCAAACCTTGCAAAGAATGCCTTAAACGGTTTTATCGGCGTGTTCGAAGCGGCAATTAACGGAATCATTGATGGAATTAACTTCCTCATTTCCTGCTTGAATAAAATTCACATTGATATTCCGGATTGGGTGCCGGTTATCGGTGGCAAATCGTTTGGCTTTAATATCCCACCGGTGAGTAAAGTAGCACTCCCGAGGCTGGCAGAAGGCGCGGTCATCCCTCCGAACCGGGAGTTTATGGCGGTGCTGGGCGACCAGAAGAGCGGAACGAACATCGAAACGCCGCTTGAGACAATGGTGCAGGCATTCAAACAGGCTATGAACGAATCCGGCGGACGGTCGCAGACGATCATCTTGCAGCTCAACGGCAGAGAGTTTGCGCGGGCTGTCTATAAGGCGAACAACGAAGAGACGCAGCGTGTAGGCGTAAGGCTGGCGGGGGTGAAGGCATGACGAGTATTTTGACCCTCGACGGCACGGCGTATCCGAACCTGCATGTAACCAGTCTGAAACGCTCTTTCGCGGTTCTGGACGGCGATAATGCGGGGCGCGTGATGACCGGCGCGATGGTGCGCGACATCATCGGCACGTTTTACAACTACAGTGTAGAGCTTGACCCGGTTGGAACTGACCCGGCGGAATATGACAGGTTCTATGAAGCAATCTCCGCGCCTGTCGACAGCCATTCCCTCACCGTTCCGTATGCACAAGGGACATTGACCTTCGAGGCGTATGTGGCAAACGGAGACGATGAGCTTTTGACGGCTTACGGGCAGAGGAACGAATGGGGAAACCTTACATTTAATTTTGTCGCGATGAAGCCGAAGAGGACCCCGCTATGAGCGTAAAAGTTGTGTATGAGGACGTTGCGGTCGGTTCTGCGGCAGCTGCGAGTGTGACAGCAAGCGAGGCTATGGGTATTTCAAAAACCTCGCTGCTGCCCTTCGGGGCATTCGAGGGGCCAGTGGCAACGACAGAGCAGAATCAATGGGTGCTGAACGGAACTAGAAAGCTCAAGCCAAAATCTGAGCCAGTCGGCTTTTGGTCGACACCTCGGAGCGGCGCAGACTGTACCTTCCAAACACCGCCTACCATTGAGATATCCCTGGACGGGCAGTTTACATCCCTCGGCATCTACTTCAAATTTGACGGGGAAACCGGGGACTATTGCAGCGACCTGAATATCACGTGGTACAACGGAACAACGCAGCTGGCCACACAGCAGTTCTTCCCGAACAGCGGAAATTACTTCTGCGAGAAAACTGTGGAACTGTATAACAAAATCAAGATTCAATTCAACAAAACGAATCTGCCAAACCGACCGATCAAGATATCCCTTATCCTTTTCGGCATCGTTCGAGAGTTCGAGCGGCAGGAACTTCGGAGCGTTGAGGCGACCGAAGAACTGAACATCATATCCGACGAGCTGGCGATTAACACGCTGGACTTCACGCTGGACAGCATGGAAGATATTGATTTTATTTTCCAAGAAAAGCAGCCCGTTTATGCGTACAACGGGAAGACGAAAATCGGCACGTTTTACATCGATGAATCTACCCGCGTAAGCAAAAACGTATACAACGTTTCCTGCATCGACGCTTTGGGGATTTTGGATGAAGACCCATTCCCGGCCGTTGTTTATTCTAATGCCAACGCGAAAACGGTTTTAGAAAGCATCCTCGGCGGGTATTTCGTCTTGGAGCTCTCGGAGGAACTACAGACCGAGAAGCTAACAGGATACATTCCTGATTGCACGCGAAGGGAAGCGTTGCAGCAGGTGGCGTTTGCGCTTCGAGCTGTGGTGGACACCAGCGGAACAGGAAACGTGAAGGTATGGAGACTGTCTGAGGAAACACCGACAGTGATTCCTATGAACCGGCTCTACATCGGCGGCGAAGTCAGCCAGTCCGCCATCGTGACCGAGGTAAGAGTTACCGCGCACACGTACAGCACGTCCGGAAGCGGAAGCGATACCGTCAAAGTGGACGGCAAGACCTACTACCACACGGAAGCGGTAACGACCAAGACAAATCCGAACGTCACGGCCTCGACCAAGCCGAACGTCATAGAAGTCAAGGACGCGACGCTGGTAAATACCTCGAACGTTGCAGCGGTGACACAGCACGTCTTTGACTATTATATGCGGCGGCAGACGCACGGCGTTCAGATCGTCATGGACAAGGAGCTTCCCGGGGACTATGTAGACACCACGACACCGTGGGATGACCACATTACCGGGACGATAACGAGCATGACTATTAAACTGAGCGGCATCGCGGCGGCTGAGTGCGACATCGTCGGAATGGGGGCTTCTGCATGAGAATTATGAAAACCTTAATCACCGACCGGACGCAGGCGGACGCTTCCTATGCTGAGAAGCTTTACAAGAAGCTGTGGAGCGACTTCACGGAGCAGGAAAAGGCAGACTTTGAAGCGGGCTTAAAAGGTTCTTACAAAGCGTCTGACCTGAACCGCGTCGGCACGGCGCTTATCACCATCCGTGACCGGCTGAGAACGCACTGTATCGACGTTCCGGCAGAAGTGCGGGAAGATTATGGTTCTGACGAAGTGCTCGACAAAGACATTATGGACGCTTATATCGAATCCGCGAACGCTGTATATGACGCAGTTGTCAATCCTGCCCCGCGCCCTCCGGCAAAAATCAACGAACTAGACTGGGAAGGCGCGAACAACATTGAAAAGACGATTATCGCAGTAGATGATGTGTTGGAGAGCCGGGAGGTTGGCTGGATTTACGCGGACGCGGAACTATACGCAGGAGACATGGGGGGATAACATGAAAGACCGAACTCCAAAATTTCCGGGGCGGGTAAAGCTCAAGCCCGTTGCGGGACAGACAGATACTTACGACATGACACGAGCGGATGACCCGGACGATACCGGAACGCCGTTCAATACGCGCACAATGCTCCAAGATTCCACGGGGCGCTTTCTCCGCTTGCCGTATGCGAACCCGTTTGTCGACGACGCTTTCCGGCATATTCCAGACAGAATTGAGCCCATTGGGACTGTGAAGACCTCTCCGGCGCTGAGTCTGGGCGACGCGTGGCTCCCGTGCGACGGAAGTACGGTGACTTTTGAGCATTATCCGCAGCTGTGCTCCGTGCTTAGGAACACTAGCGGCGCTGTGGAATGGGCTTCGAATACGTTTCTGACCTCTTACGATGTCTCAAATGTCTCAAATGCGGTATATTTTAACGGCCTGTGGTTTATCTGCACACAAGTTGGAAACAACTACAAAATTCTTAAATCAACCACGTTGGAAGGGACGTTTTCGGAAGATGCAACATTCACTGGAAGTGCAACTACATTCGAAGGGATGACTTGCTCGTTAGCTGCGTCTGACCACTATTGCGTATGTGTGTTTTGCACAGGGAAAGACATCAAAATCGCAGTGAGGGAAAAAGAAAACGCGAACTGGACGCAAGTGAATGTTTCGCTTCCTCCCGAACGCAACGGAAGCGGGTTCTACGGTATTGCACAATGTAATGGGAGATTTGGATTCTCGTTTGCAAGATATGAAACCGATGAAAATGATACTGACCATACATATGCGGTGTTTTCTGACACACCGTTGATTCCTGAGAGTTGGGTGTGTTCGCTGATTACAAAAACTCCAAGCACCGTTTGGAACCAGTTTATTGGATATAAGTTCTCGAGCGCCAATGGGAAATGGTTTCTTTCAGCAATTCGAAAAAACATATATAGTGGTGCAACTGGAAAAATAGAACTGTATTTTGCAAACGGAGCAGAAACGAGCTTCAAAAAACTAGAACCGCCAGTTCCGGAAGATGCTGTAAAAAGAATATCTGCGTCAGAAGTTGTGTTTCTGTCTGGCACATATTATTTCTTGGTAACTGTTTATTCTCGGATTGAAGCCAAAGTGTTTTATGACCCGAAATCGACTGTCTATTATTCCCAGAATCTAACGAACTGGGAAGCTAGTGTTATCACGGGAGAAAGCAAACCGGCAACCGCTTGCATGTGTCATGCAGCAGCGACAGATACGATGTTGTTGGTTGCTACACAAACTGATGTCTGGACAACCTCCAGCCCAAATGACGGGTTTAACAAGACCTCTGTACAAGCCAATACCATTTCTGGTGTATCGTTGCACGGCATGACAGCGACAGCGTCTTACAACGGCGGTGTTGCGTACCATGACTATACCTATGATGCGCGAAGTCTTCCTACAATCTCCCTTTCCGATGACACCACCACATTTATCAAGGCAAAGAACGAACTGGACGTATTTGAGGCAGGGGGTGATTAAGTGTTTCAGAAAATCGCGAACGCTTTATCTGTGGAAGTAGAGGGAACTGACCTGACGAAAGCGACGAAGCTTGAGTTTTACGTAAGGCAGGGCTGTTCCTTCTTCCAGTACGAACCTACAGTAGTCGACGAAACGCACCTGCTTGTAAAAATCCCGTATGCAGATGCGATGCGGCTGCAAGCTAGCACTGTTAGATTACAGCTTGCCTTAACGGATGGCGACGGAAACCCGATGGCGGCTGAAATCGTGCAGACGGACGCAAAGCGTTTTTTGAAGGAGACGGGATATGATTAAAATGACGCTTTCCCAGCCGGAGATCAAGATGAAGATCGCCCCGGCGAAGGTGGTCTATCAGGGCGGCGGAGGCGGCACAAATGACCACACAAAGCTCTTAAACCGGGACGCGGACGATCAGCACCCGATTAAGGCCATTACGGGCCTGCAATCAAAGCTGGACACAATCCCTCCGGCGTCGGAGAAAATCACAAATACGGAAATAGAGGAGATGCTGAAATGAGTAAATACCTGGATAACGATGGTCTGCTGTACCTCTGGAACAGCAAGATCAAGCCTCTGGTTGCGAAGTATCTGCCGCTCACCGGCGGCACGCTGACCGGAAAGCTGAAACTCTCCGGCGCGCCGACAGAAGACATGGACGCGGCAACCAAAAAATATGTCGACGATTCCGTCGCGAGCGCGGGCGGCGGCGACATGCTGAAAAGCGTGTACGACAAGAACGGCAACGGTGTTGTGGACAACGCCGAAAAAGTGGGCGGCCACACGGTGGCAAAGGACGTGCCGGAGGACGCTGTGTTTACCGACACGACTTATGAGGCGGCCTCGGCCACATCGCCCGGCCTTATGTCAGCGGCAGACTACACAAAGCTTTCCGGTTTTAGCAACGCGAGCGACTATGCAAAAAAGACGGACATTTCCGGCCTTTACAAGTACAAGGGCAGCAAGGCGACGTTCTCGGCGCTGCCTACGTCCGGCAATGTGGCAGGCGATGTGTGGAATGTCGAGGACACCGGCATGAATTACGCCTGGACCGGCACCGCGTGGGACGCGCTGGGCACAACTTTTGAGATCAACTCGATCACGAACGGCGAGATTGACACAATCACTGCGGACACGTAAGGAGGTGCAGCTATGGCCTATCTGGATAACAACGGCCTGAGTTACCTCTGGACAAATAAGATCAAGCCACTGATCGCGAAGTGTCTGCCGCTGACGGGCGGCACGCTGACCGGCAAGCTGAAACTCTCCGGCGCGCCGACAGAAGACATGGACGCGGCAACCAAGAAATACGTCGACGATTCCGTCGCAGGCGCAGGCAGCGGACCGAAGCAGTACACCGGCACGCTGCTTGCCTAGGGCTGGGCTGCGGATTCACACGGCTACCAGGCGCAGACGATCACGATCACGGGGCTGAAAGCCGCTTACGATGTAGACCCACAGTGGGACGTGGCGCTTTCTGGGACTGACCCGGACGCGGACGCGGCGCTTTTGGAGGGCTTTGCGCTCATCCACAACTACGTGACCGGCGCGAACAGCCTGACCGCGCAGTGCATCGGCAAAGCGCCGACCGTGAATGTTCCAATCAAGGTGGTGGTATTCGGATGAGTGGGCGCAGTCCTAGATGGTTTACGGGGATTCAATATCCGTATGAGGCAAATTTTGCGGACAACACATGGGACCAGATCATTGCTGTCTGCCAGAAAAAGATCGTCCCCCCAACGTGGAAGGTTGGCGATCAGAAGGCAATGACGATCGGCTCCACGGACTATCTGGTTGACATTATCGGTATCAATCACGATGACTATTCCGACGGCTCGGGAAAAGCCCCGTTTACCTTCCAGCTGCACGACTGCTACGGCGAACTGAAGAACATGAACAGCTCCAGAACAAACAACGGCGGCTGGACGAGCTGTGTCATGCGGCAAACGCACCTGCCTGCCATTCTCTCCAAGATGCCGACAGAGGTGAGGAATAACATCCGCGAGGTGAACAAGCTTACTTCAGCGGGCAACCAGAGTGCTACCATCAACACCACGGCGGACAAACTGTTTCTGCTGAGCGAGATCGAGATTTTCGGCAGCGTCAGCCATTCCAAGAGCGGAGAGGGCACGCAGTACGACTACTACAAGGCGGGAAACAGCCGGGCGAAGGACGGTGCGGACTCCTGGTGGGAGCGCGGTCCGAATGGCAACGACTCCACGCATTTCTGCTTTGTCCTCCGTGGCAACGCCAGCAGCTCCAACGCGAACTATGCAACTGGCGTGGCTTTCGGCTTCTGCTTCTAGGGGGTGTGGCTCATGGGAATGTTTTTACGAAGAGGCCCGGCGGAAAAGCCGGTGCAAACAGTAGATGTTATAATTTCAGGAGACACGCACGCGCGCTACGCTTACGTCGAAATTGATGGAACGAAATATACTGCAAAAGGTACATATACAATCCCCGTCGGGGTTACTGCTATTGTACACTGTTATAACTTGTTTGGAACATCTGGGGAAATTGTTAGCAAAATTACGCTTAATGGGAAGACAGTTAAAACAGCAAAGGAGAGTAATTCAACGATAACATATTCTTTTTCTGTCGAATCCAGCACAGCTTTTGCGTTTAGTATTAAATCTGTATATGGAGCTGCAAACTATTTCTGCGACATCACGACGAGCTAGGAGGGACTATGTACATTACACATAACAATCAAACATACGAACGTGTAAGAATGCTGAACACATCCAGTTCTGTGCGCTTTGTCGGGGACTCCCTCCCTGCATTGGAAGAATTGACGGGGCTGGTTATGGTTTTTTCCGAAAGCGGTTTTGAGCTGCGGACGTTTGATCCGACTGATTATCTCCGGCAGGAAATCACTGGCGGATCATGGCTTCTCACAAACGTTGCAGCTCCAATCCCGCAGCCGGTTGTTGCAACGCCTGTTGCCTATGATCTTCTGACATCTACGGCGAATATGACGCGGATGTTGATGAAAGGCGAGAAGCCAAAAACGGCAGATGAAATTATCATGTGCTCCGCACTCTACGATGAATGGGCTCCGGGAAATCATGTTGCTGGAGACGTTTTTAACGTTGGCGGGGAGCCATGGGAATGCTTCCAGAATTATGATAATGCGGTCAACCCCGATATCGTCCCCGGCAACGCAGCGTGGTTCACGTTTAACAGACCCTACCATGGAACGTCCAGAGAAACAGCAAGAAATTTTGTTCATCCGACCGGAGCGCACGACATCTACAAAAAAGGCGAATGGGCAGTGCAGGACGGAAAGTTCACCAAAGCGAATCAGGATACAGCCTATAGTCTTGCAGAATACCCGCAGGCGTGGGATGTGGAAGAATAACAGCCGCCCGAGGGCGAGAAAGGAGAACACATGGACGACGGAATTCAGGCGCAGATCGCTTCGCTGGACGCGCGGTGCAAATCCAACACGCACAGGATTAACGATCTGGAGACGGACAACAAGGCGCTTCACCAGCTGGCTACCTCCGTGGAGGTGCTGGCGACGAAGCAGGAGACGATCGAGTCGAACGTGAACGAGATCAAAGCCGACGTGAAAACCCTCAAGGCGCTCCCCGGCAGCCGCTGGGAGGGCTTAATCAAAGCCGCGGTCACGGCGATTGTTTCGGGCTTAGTCGGCTACGCGCTGGCTCTGGCGGGGCTGGGAGGCTGATATGCGAGTAAAGGGCAAGTGGAGCAAAGGCGAGATGGCGCGCACCATCGTCATCTATCTGCTCAGACTCCTGACGATGGTGCTGATCTGGGCGTGCGCGCTGAAAACCATCGCTGTCCTCATCGCAGTCGGGAGCAGCCCGGAGCTGGGTACGTCGGTCGACCTGTCCGACGTGCTCGGCTACGCCGGGGGCGCAGCAGTAACAGAGCTGGGCCTGCTGGCTTTCAAACGAGTATTCGCAAAAAAGAACGATCCGGTAGAATGAAAGGAGCACATATGGATAACATCAAAAAGCGGCTGGGCAACCTGCTCAGCGTCAAGTCTCTGGTCACGATGATTCTGACCTGCGTGTTCGCCTACATGGCAGTCGTGGGCAAAATCTCGCAGGACTTTATGACCATTTATGCGGTCATCATAGCGTTTTATTTCGGGACCCAGTCCCAGAAGACGCAGGATGTGCTGGACAGTGCGGGCACGCCGCAGGAGGGCGAACAGAAATGATGAAAGCATCCGAACTTGTGCGCAGGCACATTGACGTTGCGAAGAATTACAAGACCGTCTACATGTGGGGTTGCTTCGGCGCCCCCGTAGGCGAGACGATCATTGACGAGAAATCCGCCCAGTACCCGGACTGGTACACCGGCGGCAGAGTCACATATCTGCGCAGCCTGATTGGGAAAGTTGTCTATGGCTTTGACTGCGTAAACCTGACAAAGGGCATCCTCTGGGGCTGGAACGGCAACAAAAACGCCTACTACGGCGGCGCAAGATACGCCTCGAACAGCGTGCCGGATGTCTCCGCCGACGGCATGATCGCCAAGTGCTACGCCGTGTCCGGCATCGGCTGGGACAAGCTGATTCCCGGCGAAGG